ATTGCTCGGCTTGCTTCGTCAACGCTTGCGCCAACTGACTCAGCCCATTTTGAGATATCTAATGCAGACATTAAGCGCTAACCCTTACAAAATAAACCAAAGCAATTCCCGCTGGCTCTGACTTGTCTATTTCTTTAATTGTCCATTTCTTACCGTCAACCGTGGGCCGGTCTGTCATTAACGGCTTAACAGTATTATCAAGAATTAGCTTTCTGTCGCCTTGCTCAATTCTACTGTCCTGCTTTTCTGCCGTTGTGTATTCGACAATAATGCCTTTTGGCTTGAATGTTGTTGTAGTACCAGGTGTTACAGCTCCCGTTATATTGTCAACGGACCTGCCTATATTTCTGACAACCAAAAACTCCTTACCAAACTTGTTAATAAGCTTGGCGGCTGTTTTTGCCATCTTGTTATAAAAAGCGTCTGACATAGTTAGCCCATTGTAATAATAATGCCATAGCCAGCCCGAGAGCGCTGGAGGATCTGTCGAAGCCTATTACTTAGAGACTGATAAACAAAGGCGCTAGAATCGCTCACCGCATATTCTTCTTCTACGGCGCCTTCTACCCTCGATCGCCTTACAGCCACCGAGTCTGACTGTGGCGGGTTAAAAATATCGATTCCATTAACCTGGTCAAGCGCCAATGACATTTGATAGTCCTTGGCCTGTGTTGGTATTTCTGTTGATAGCCAGCTATAAGTTTGGAGAACTAAATCCGTTCTTGGATATGCTCCGGTTTGCTCTCTGACAGATAGAAGCCCGGCAAGCGAGCTTTCTATGCCGTTGATGAAATCGAATGCTATGACCAGTTTATTGTCCGCAAGCACATCGTCGGCCACTGTATAGCCGCGCCTTAAGGACCACGCTATGAAATCCGAGCGAGTGACGTAAGAATTCGCGTTTGCGACAATGCTGCCATCTTCTACAACTAAGGCCATTATTAGTTTGCTCCAATAAAAAAGGGCGGCATCTGCCCGCCCTCTCTAGGTTTAACTTTGTGTTTTTTGTCTTATCGCTTTGGTTTTGGTTTTGCGTTCATCTTGTAGGCTTCGGTTTCTGCCGCTTTGTATGCTTTGGTCTCGGCTGCTTGTGTCATTTCATCAGTAACAACAACGTCGGTATCTTTTAGATCAGTTTCGTTAATATCAACCATCACGCCTTCGCGCTCAATTGTAACTGTCTTTAGTGTTCCGAATGACATATTAAAACCTCCTAAAGTTAATAAAAATTCTTAGTGCATAGCCCTCGTTAAAAGGCTATGCGGCTAAAAACTCTTAGCCTAAGATTAACGCGGTATGCTCAGGCTTGATGTTTTTAACACCCCAAGCCAGTGATACTTCATAACGCACTTTGCGATAACCTAAGTACAATGCAAATTCCATTGTCAGCCCGCTGCGAGGATCGGTGATTAGCATTCGATCTGCTGCTTGGTCGCCTTCTTCCGGTAGCGCTGGCGCTCGTGAAGCAAGCACTAAAGCGTTTTCAGAGAATGCCATGTTTCTCGCGCTGGTAGCTAAGACAGTGATTGCCTTGGTTGCCTCTGACATTGCAACACGCAAGCCGGGAGCCGCCAAGGTGATTGTTCCACCGTTAGACACGTCAGTGTCGCCTGATGCTAAAACGTACTTGTTTGCATCGCCCGCAAAGGTAACAACATCGCCAGCAAGCAATGTCCCGGTTCCGGCAGATGCCAAAGTTAGAACCGTCGCACCAACAGCATAACCGGCCGCATTAGTTGTAGCGCTTGCGCCTGTACCCGCGACATGATTCTCGACGAATCCAGACTCACGCAAAGGCATACCAGCGCGATCCACTAGAATGCCCTGAGACATAATCAGGTCAGTACCGGCAGAATTCACAGCGCCTTGCTTACCTAAAAGGGTAGCGCCCGCCGTGGTATCCATAACAATGCGAGCGTTAAAATCACCGCCGTTATCTTTTAGAATTTTACGCGCAAAAGTCGCGTCTGTGTAATCGTTGATTGTGGCAAAAGGCGTAGTGCCTGGAGTACCAACGGCTCGGCTAAAGGTAGACTGCAATCCACAAAGGTCTGCTTCAATAGAGTTAGCAAGTTTGCGAATTGCTTGCGCAATCTTCTGCGCTCGAACACTTGGAAAGCCCGGTCCAGTGTTTAAGCCTTTTACTTGCTCGCCAATAAACCCAAACTCGGCCGCTTTAGACTTTGTAATGACAATATCGGTAAACCCGGAAGTCTGCCCGGTAGGTTCTGGAATTGTCATTGATGGTGTAATGTCCACCAAATTGCCTTCTGGCTCAACGTCAACTCGAATGTTTTGGCCCACGGCAGCACGATCCGCAGATGCGTTCATAGTAACCGAAGGAATCATGCCCGTTAGCTCTCTTGAAACAATGTCAAGCCCTTCGTAAATGTCCGGCACTAAGCCGGTTATAGTATTCTCTGCCATGTTAAGTATTCTCTGAAAGTTAAAAAATTGCGGATTAAGCCGCGTCGGTTAGTGTTCCGCCATCTTTCAGGTAAGAGCGCTTTTCGCCCGCTCCCATTCCGTCAAATTGGCTTCTTGTTATCACTTTACCTTCGGCCCCGCCTCCAGCGTTGTTGGTCCCATTGCCCCCGGCCTTGGATCCAACTATTAACGGGGCATACGCCGCGTTAGTCTTAAATTCTGTAGTAAGCTCTTCGACCGTTAAGGCCGATGGCTTACCATCTACTCCCAAGACAACCGTTCTATGCTGTCCTGTTTCATCAAACTCTGTTTTTAGTCGTCTGCCAATGGCGTCTGATAAAATTCCTTGTGATCCTGCAATGCCAATGGTTGCGGCAATGCTTGTGGCTGTTGATCCCGATGTTGCCGTATGTAATTGTCCGGTAACACCCTCTAGCTTTAAACCCAAAGCATCAAACTTGCTCTGCCAAGAAACATTGATTGCATCAATATCGCCTGACTTGTTGGCTGCCGCTAAATCTGCTGCCGCCTGTGTTGCTGCCGCTTTTTGCGTTGCTTCTTCGGCCGCTGTTTTTGCTGCCTTTTTTTCGCCTAGCAAATCAGCAAGGTTCTTTTTAAGACCGGCCACGTCTTCTATTTCAGGCATACCGTCAACGCTTAACGTGTAATCTTCGCCGGTTGCCTTGTATAGCGCCTTGTTTGCTTCGTCTAATGCTGCGAATTCTTCTTTGCTTACCTTATATTTCATAAACTACCCCTGGTAATTTTAGATTCATATCGCCCAGCGATACGTTAATGCGAATAATAAAACGATCAGTATACTACTGTCAACCTTTTAGACTGAATGTTCTAATTTTGCCGCCAGTGCATGAGTCGCGCTTCATGGCATATTTAACGGCCTTCTTTGCGCTGCAACCAAGGTCCATTGCTGTCATTGCGTGATCTGCGCCACTTCCTCTTGATAATGGGTTTCCTTTTCTCTCTTTCTGCCAATAATAGCCGTCCTCTTTTGTTATTCCAGCCGTATAGACTTCGCCGCCCATAACAATAATCGCATGAGTGCTTATAGCGTCTGGGTAACTTGAGCGCTCGCCGTTCTCGACAGCGTCTATCAATGTGTCTTCGTCCGCAGACCGGCCGCAAAGGAAATAATAAACTCCGTTTGACTCTTTACATTTATTGCAATTATCGTCAACAATAGTTGATCCAGCCGTTTCTCTGGAGTCGTAAGCGATAAGACCGTTCTTATCCATTGCAATTGTGGTCATTAACGAATCCTTTTATATGGTTTTTTCTTACCCTTTTTCATATACCCGCCTTTTCAAATGCCGTTGGTTCTAGCTTCTTCATTTCAGCTAAAGTCAATGGCTGGAATTTATTGTTTAAGTTTAGCTCACCAAATCTCTTGGAAGATAACCCGCCCTCATTCATTAGTTTTGCGCGTACCGGCCCAATGGCAGATTCTTGGAATCCTTTAGGCTGCTGCTTTAGCCATCCATAATAACTGTCCTTAGCGCTAATGGACTCAACACCATCCGGGCCTCTTGCGGACCTGGTTGCGCCCTCTCTCAATGATTTAAACCGATCGTCAAGTACTGCGACCATGCTTGACCTGCAATTTATATGGATTGGCGGCCTTGGGCCTTTGCCTATATCAAAAGTCTTTCCATCCATCGACCGGCAAACCTGAGAGGTTCGGCTATCAAACGTAGATGTCCATCTGACCTGCTTGACAATATCGCTATTTGCTCGCCAAGTTGTTTCTCTTGCCTGAACAGCCGTATGCTGCAAAGCGGTCCTGACCACGGCGTTTAGGCTGTTACCAACCCTTGCGATAATCCCGTTTTTAAATCCTTGGCTTCTTGTGCCTCGAATCGATTGCAATATCTTGCTTGTGCTTTGGCCTTCGTAATAACCCGTGCGAATAGCCAATGATATGGCGTCTATCTGCGCTGTTGTTTTGCCTTTGATGAAGTCACCAAGAAGCATGCCGTTATCGACCCCAGCCACGGATAGTGGGTTTGTCATTACGGCAGAATTCAAGGCTGAGGCCGTTGGCGTGTTAAAATCAGCTTGAACAACCTGATCCAAGCTCCTTCCCTCAAACCCCGCCTCATACTCTGCTAGCTCCCTGGCCTGAGTTAATATTGACTCGCCTATGTCCTTGTTAATAATTGACAGATCGCCCTTCACGGACGCTATAAGGCGCTCCAGCTTGGCTCTCTTAAAGTCTGTTATATCTTTACCGGCAAGCCTAGCTGTCACGGATTTATCCATAACCTTTAAGAATTCAAGGTTTTCATTTACAGCCTGTGTCTTTAAGCGCTCCAAGTGCACTTGATGGCGTGTAGCAATCTCGATTAATTCAGACGGCGTTATCATTGATCAAGATCCGGCATTGTCATTAGAGCACCCATTTCATCTTGGTACTCTTCAAGCGTCTTATCCGGGTCAATTATGTTGTGCCGTTGCTGCCATCTCAGAAAGTCTGCCGCAGGTATCGCGCCACTGATAAAGCCCGCTATAATCTCGCGTAACATGTTGGCGTCTGCTGTAGGTGAAACAAAATCCTGATTAAGCTTGTAAACCGTTTGCTTTGGATCAGTTCCCATAAACAAGGCCACCCACCCAAGAGCCTTTTCGTATGCGTCGGTCACGTTGGACACGATTAAAGACAATACCGAATGCTGGGCCAATAGCTCACCCGCCGATTGCGTTGCTGTCTTGTTTGCGCTGACAGGGGTTATAAACATGGCTCCCAGCCCTATCATTGTTTGAACCTTGTCCGCCATGGCTTCTTTGGCCAACGTATCTGGCTCGACCTGCACAATCCCAAGCTTCTCACCAGGTGGCACGCCCATCACGGTTCTAGAACCAAAATACATGTCGTTCTTTGCCATAAGGTCAATATGAGTTTGAGTTATTCCAGACATCCAAACTTGAGGCTGGCCAACCTGATAGACCGCGTCCTCGTATATGGCCGAATTGTTTAAATGCCCTTCATTGATCACGCAAAGGTCGTACATCGGCGCGGGATCTATTTTTGTTGTGTTGGATTCAGACCCAACAAACACAAAAGGAATCTCCGAAAGCGTAGAGCCAGTGCTGTCAACCGGGAATATCTCTTCACCGGCAACCCACTGCTCAACGTCTTTAATCTTTAGCTTTTCCCAAGTGACCATGGAATAAACCTCTCTATCGGTCACATATTCAAGTTTAAGCTCAAGCCTGATAGGCGCGGTCTTGAAGCTAAACCCATCCTCGCCTTGTATATCTTTATTGTAAGCAAGAACAACCTTACACAGCACAATGCGCGATCCTATGCTCTTGGTTTTCCAATTGATTATTTGCTTAGCATCGAACTTTGTTATGGTTGCTGCGATTCCACCACTAGCCAACTGAGCAACAGAAGATTCTCCCGCTGTCTTTGGAAAATCTGTTAAAAGGCCGCTTCGACCAATCCTTAAAACATCTCTAACAACGTCTTGGGCCTGCTGATCGATACCCGTTCCAGCGCCGTCAACGTTCGTCTTTATGTATTCTAGCTGCGTTACAACCTCTAGCTCTGGCGGTTTTGAAAACGCCTTACCAACCAATCCACGAGAGGTATATCCAGCAATAGCGTAGAATATCGCCCGCTTTTTAAACTGCTCATTCCTTGCGCCATTTTCTCGGCTAGTGTCCTGAATATTAAGAACATTTATATATTGCTTAACGTCCTTGGAATCGCAAATGTTATTAACAAACTTCCACGAATCAACATTAACGTCATATTCTGGGTGCTTAAAATCAACGCCTTTTTTTGTTTCTGCCATGTTCTAAAATCCCACTTTAATATTAGTGATAATTAATTGTTCCTTGACTGTCCATTCCACATCGACCATATAACCTATCGCCGTTGTAATGTGCTGGTAATCATTTCGCTGATCCTCTTGGAACGTGGATCCTTCCTGTAGTTGTACTGTGCTTAAACCTTTGTCGCACCATGGCGCGGTTAAAGGATTAACGAATAATGTTATCTCGCCCTCCATCGGCTTTATCTTTGCCCTTACTGCGTTTTGTCTGTCTTTTATGGCAGGATGCGACCTGGCAACCTTATTCTCGTATGTCCAGCCATTAAGCTTTAGTATTCCCTCAATCTGTGTGTAATCTGATTCGTGCCCGTGCTTTTCGCCCGCCTTTCCCGCCGGATCGCCATAAATAATAACATGCTTATTGGAATGATTAGTATATTTATCGCAAAATTCAATAGCGGACTGTCTAGATATGGCAGATATCAACACAATTTCATCCAACAAGAAAAGCGCGTCCCCACGTATCACGCCAACGGCAGATGATAAAGGCGTATAGTTTTGATCATGCATCCAGCACAATTGCTCGTGCGGTAATATCTCGGTTGTCGTATGGTTTGCCGTGCTGTAGTCCTCATAGATTCTACCGCCCGCAGTTTCAAAGCTGGCTTCAAACTCTTGCTTGAACTGTCGCTTTGACATTGTGCGACGACGCGCAGCAATAACATCGGGCGGCAATATCTCTGAGGACTTCCAGTGGTAGACCTTCCAAAGCCCGTCTTCTGGGTTTAGCTCTGAATACCTGCACATATCATAATAATGATTCAAGCCATCTGGCACACCAAGAAACCAACACCATGGTCTATAGTCTGGGCGCCTTGGATCAACAGTATCAAGCGCGGGCATGATGTTCTCATATACCGCTGTGCTCTTAACGTCGGCAATTTCATCTATGCCCCCGCCGGTCCAGTTGATGCCCTCTATTCTTTGGGGTTTGTCTAAGCCAACAACATGAATCTCAGATCCATTAGGCAGGAATATCTTTAATTCGGTTTCGCTTGGGGATTTTGGGTGTATTGCTGAAAAGGTTAATAGTTTGAGGTCGTCCCAGAATATCTTCTTAGCCTGGTCGCGCGTTGGCGCTGCTGCAAAGTATATTTCGTTTGGATGGGTTAGCGCCTCCCGAGCAAGAAATCGCTTGAATCTTTCGGTCTTGCCCGAGCGACGGCCCGCAGGAACCAAAGGAAACCGAACGCCATTTGATACCGCAAGGACTAACTGCCGCTGTACCGGATGTTCAATAAGCGGATACCAGCGGTCTTGTGGTTTTGCGAGTATCTTCACACAGGAAGGTTCCCAGCCAAAGCAGCAAGAGCCGCAACCAGCTCGGCGCTTCCGTTATCTGTTTCTTTTTCCCTCCATCCTGCGCGGGTCTTCATCCAGAAAATCATAGCCGTGGTATCCCCGCCTTTTGCTTTGTTAAACAAGCTTCCACCAATCGATGCATTCGCCTTGGCCGTTGATTGGTCTAGCTCTTCCCGGTAATGCCTTCGCAGCGTTTTTGCGGTAATCCCTATGATGTCGGCCACAATATCTTGGTTTGTGCCGACCGTGGA